TTGACGTGTTGAACGAACAACAAAAAGCACAAAGGAGCAGACGATGACAACAAACACTTCACTTGAAGTCGTCGGAGTTCGTGACGCTATTCGTTCGCTTAACAAGATTGAGCCTGGTCTCCGTAAGCAGTTCACCGCCGACGCAACCCGTATTGCCCAACCTGCCATTCAAGAAGTGCAAAAGAGTTACACGAAAGTTCCTCTGTCCGGTATGGCCCGCAAATGGGAACAAGCCAACAAGAAGATATTTCCGTTCTCGGTGGCAAAGGCAGTTTCTGGAGTCAAGTTAAAAGTGGATGCTTCTCGAGAGGCAACTTCGCTGATCTACATCACCCAGACCAATGTCGCTGCAGCCGTCTTTGAAGCAGCGGGACGCGCTAACCAGAACCGCCTGGGGGATTCCCTCGGGCAGTTGCGTCCGAACCATACGCGCATTCTCGGGCCTGCCGTGTTCCGCAAACGTCGAGAGATTGAACGCGAACTTCTACGCGCCACAAACGAAGTCAAAGCCCGCGTCGAAAGAGAACTCAAATGACAATCGCAATCCCAATCATCACAGAGTTCGACGGCAAAGGAATCAACAAAGCGATCAAGGAATTCAAGAACCTTGAGACCAATGGCGAGAAGGCGCAGTTTGCAATCAAGAAGGCAGCCGTTCCCGCAGCTGCTGCACTCGCAGGTCTTACCGCTGCACTCGGTTCAGCAGTCAAGGGCGCAATTGAGGATGCAGCCGCGCAGGACAAACTTGCGGAACAGATTCGACGCACCACAGGCGCAACCGACGCACAGATCAACATGAACGAGGACTGGATAGCCGTCCAAGGCAAACTGCTCGGAGTCACCGATGACGAACTTCGTCCGGCACTTGGAGGTCTTGTCCGCGCTACTGGCGACATCACAAAGGCGCAGGAACTGGCATCGGCTGCTATGGACATCTCCAGTGCCAAAGGATTGAGCCTTGAGACGACCACTAAGGCTCTAGAAAAGGCATACGGGGGCAACATGACCGCCCTTGCCAAATTGTCTCCGGAACTTCGCGACATGATCAAAGGCGGAGCAACCCTTGACGAAGTCATGCAAGCAATGTCCAAGACCTTCGGCGGTGCAGCATCAGAAGCAGCCGAAACCACCGCAGGCAAATTTGCCAGAATGAAACTTGCCCTCGACGAAACAAAAGAGTCAATCGGCGCATCTCTTATGCCTGCCGTTGAAGCCGTCCTGCCGTTCCTTCAGAACCTCGCTACATGGGCGCAAGACAACCCAGAATTCTTTACCGTCATTGCAGTCGCCCTTGCCGGTATTGCTACCGCCATTGTCGCAATCAACATCGCCATGAGTCTTAACCCAATCAGCGCAATTGCAATTGGCATCGGACTTGTTGCAGCAGCTGCGGTTATTGCTTACAAGAAATTTGAGACATTCCGCACCATTGTTGACGCCGTGTTTGGCGCGTTTCGGTTCTGGATATCTAACGTCACAATCCCGTTGTTCAAAGGTCTATTAGGCGCAGCAACATTTGTCTTTGAAGCAATCGCTGCAGTCTGGAACAACACCGTCGGCAGATTGGCTTTTACGATTCCCGATTGGGTTCCTTTGCTTGGAGGAAAAAGTTTCGCCATGCCAAAAATCGGTGGTGGCGGGGGCAGCAGCGGAGGCTTGACGAGCGCACGAGCGTTTGAAGAATCGCAAAAGGAAATTGTTGCAGCAAACCCAGAAGTCTTTGCAGCACCACCCGCAGTCGCACCATCCGCCCCTGGCAAAGTACAAAACACCGCAGCACCCGCCTTTGACAAGACCTCAGGCAACGCAGGAGGCTTCGAGAACGCAGGCATTGGCGGTATTGGGCCATTCAGCAACATCACAATCAACATGGACGCAGGACTTGTCTCATCGCCTGCGACAGTCGGTCAGGATATCATCGACGCCATATTGGCTGCCCAGAGAAATTCAGGACAGGTCTTTGCACCGGCGGTCACTTTCTAATGACTGTCCCCACATATCAAGTCCTTGTCGGATTCCAGACGACCACAGGGTTCGGTACACCCTTTCAACTTGACGACGCTGTGTTCGGTCTACTTGACACAGGCACTCTCGGCGGTCTCGCATACGCCGACCTGACCTCGCTGGTTCTGTCGGTCAACATTAAGCGCGGACGCAATCGCCAACTTGACCAGTTCAACGCAGGAACCGCACAGGTTGTGTTCAACAACAACTCCCGCATTCTTGACCCGCTCAATACGTCCTCGATCTACTACCCGTTCGTCTTGCCTCGCTCGCCAATCATCATCTATGCCAACGGCACCCCCATCTACACGGGCTTCGTTGAGGATTGGGACTTGGACTATCAAAACGCCAACCAGGGCAGAATGTTCGCTCGATGCGTTGATTCTTTCGGCACCTTGGCAAATCAGCAACTCAACGCTTTTACGCCGTCCGCTGAGACCTCAGGAGTTCGCGTCAGCACCGTTCTAGACCGTCCAGAAATTGCGTACCAGGGCGCAAGGTCTATCGGTACAGGCTCATCTACTCTCGGCGCTTACGCGGTCTCTCAGGACACAAACGTCCTCAACTACCTTCAGCAAGTCAACACTTCCGAGCAGGGGTACCTTTACACCTCAGCCGACGGAACCCTCACCTTCAAGGGCAGGTCAAGCGTCCTCAACCCCGTCTCAGGCGCGTCGTTCACCACAAACGGCACAGGCATTCCATATATGAGCCTGGTCAACCAATACGGATCAGAACTGCTCTACAACTACATCGTGACGCAATCGCCCGCAGGCGCAGCGCAAACAAATTCCGACTCAACGTCAATTTCTTTGTATCAGGCGCAGAACTACAACCTTCTCAGTTTGCTCAACTCAACCACGACGGAAGTCAACGGTCTTGGCGCGTACCTTCTCGGCAAATACCGCAACCCCGTTGTCCGCTTTACAGGCGTCTCATGCGAACTCGCAGCACTCACAGCTGCGCAATGGGCAACTATCTTTGCAATTGACCTGACATCAGTTGTCACGGTGCAAAAGGATTACAACACCGGAACACCGCTCACAGAATCGCAGACCCTGATCACTTCAGGAATTGAACACCGAATCGTCCCAGGGTCTCATATTGTTTCGTACACTTTTGAAAGTACGGACGGCAACCAATACATGACGCTTGACGACGCAATTTTCGGAACGCTCGACAACAACCTTCTGAGTTTCTAAAGGAGACACAACATGACAATCAATACAGGCTTCACATCTGGTCAGATTCTGACCGCTCAGCAGATGAGCAATCTGCCTTGGGGCGTAGCAGCAGTTACAAACAAAACGACAGACAGCGCAATTACCACAACAGAAACAGTCTTCCTGACTGCCTCATTCACTGCCGTGGCGAACCGTTACTATCGCATCACATATTTTGAAGGCGACCTTTATAACGCCAACGGCGCAACCCCTGCAAACATCATTGCGAGACTTCGCAACGGAACCACAACAGCAGGAACAGAATTGCAATTTGCCACGACGCCAACCTTGCCAGGTGGAGAAACACAAATGACTCCAACCGTTGTTAAAACTTTTACCGCTGGCGCACAATCCATCGTCGCAACATTGACGATTAGCGCAGGAACCGGCACCGCATTGCACAGCGCAACACGTCCTGCGCAGTTAATCATCGAAGACATTGGGCCTTCATAATGCGAAAAAGCCTGATTCTATTGGTCATTTGTGCATCGCTCACTGCTTGCGCAGATCGTGAACGCCTCAACTGCCCACCGACAAAAAACAAAGCACTTCGAGGCGTAATCGAAACAATCTCAACAACAATTGCACCCGCTTATGGCGACGGAGGGAAATGCACATGAAAGCAGACAACAGACACAGCAACGAAGAAATCAAAGCACGACTTATCTTTGTCGTAGCAATCGGCTTAACACTTGCGTTCGTTCTGTCAATCATCGCACTTCTCTACGGTTTACTGTTTGTAACTCAACCGCTCGAGGTTTCGCCTAACGACGATGCAGCCTGGTCGGTCTTGTCGCCAATGCTTGCCACCCTTACTGGCGGGCTTCTCGGGGTGCTCGCAGGGAACGGCCTCAAGGATCGTCCTAAAGACCCACCTGCACCATGACCGCTCGCAAATATCCCTTTTACCCTTCGTGGGACGGCAAAGCAGCCTCACCCATCACTAAAAAGTTTTACGATCTATGCAACCGCCGTTGGGCATTTACGAACTTAGGTATCTATGCAAACCGTCCCGTCAGGAACCCGTCAGCGAAGGGCGCTCTAAGTACGCATGCAACGGGCTTCGCAGTCGATATGGGGTATCCGGCAACTCGAGCAGGAAGAGGAGCTGCAAAAGAAGCCTGGACATGGCTCATTGAAAACTCTGAGTCGCTCTTGTTATGCGAACTTCATGACTACGCCTACCGCAACCCTGCACAACCCGACACAGACAAAACCGCCTACGGAAGAGGTTGGAGATGCTCGCGCGGCGCTCAGGAAAAAGGCACCAAAATCTTTACCAAATCCGACAACGCAGGGTCGTTCGGAGGCGTCTGGCTCCATGCCGAAATCTCCAACGAATGGGAAAGCCCCGAAGCATTCGAAGCAGCCTGGCGAGCCTTGCCCAAACCATAAATCGCCCGAAGAAATCACCCTCTTCGCGCTAGACCTCGGAACTAACTGTGTTTCCCTCATTGGTTCCGAGGTCGAATCCGCCACCCAGACGCTTGCTTGTGTTACAACATCCAGACACGAACAGCGAAGGGAAACCGCTATGACCGATACACAATTCATTTACAGTTTCATAATGGGATGGGTCTCATGTTGGCTCTGGCTCAAAATGATGGCTAACAGGTGATGCTTCCAACGTGGGGGTATATGCCGTTATGGTCTAAAGACAAACTAACCCTCGTCCAAATCTTTACGGATTCGGCAACAGAAGAGATCGTCAAAGTCACAGTCGCCAAAAGGGCGGCTCCCTGGATGATGTTCGCTTCGATTACAGAAGTTGAAAAGGTTGATTAAGAGAATCATGGCAATTGCCCTCATCACCGCAATATCCACCGCCTCACCCGCAAGCGCAGCTGCGCAACGCGACACCTTCGACAAGTACAACGGCGTCCTGCCGGATCAATATTACGACGGTCTTGCTCGTTGTGAAACTGGCGGAAACTGGCAACACTCGACGCGCTCATATACGGGCGGTCTTGGCATTTACCGAGGCACCTGGCAACGCTGGTCAGACTCCTCGAGCGCTAAAGGCAAGACCCCTGCGCAACAAGTCAAGGTCGCAGACGCAATCGCATTCAAAAGCCACATCAACCCTGACGGCACGAAAGTCTGGCGCGTCGGGCCTTGGGGATGGGGATGCCTCAAAGGGCAGAAATCGTTACAGGCATACATATGCAAGTCACGACACAAGGATGTTGCAAGATGGAAGCGCGGATGCGCTATCCCT